ATATCCAGCTAAATAATGTACTATAGATAAATCTGCACTATGATGAGCTTGTGTTTCTGATAAAAAATGTTTTACAAAAGTCGTAGAACTAGGACTAAATAAATACATCTTTCCAGATAAACCTTCATCATTACCATTACCTACTTCATTTGAAATATGTGCATCTGCTGTTCCTTGTGCTAAATCTCTACCTGTATCATAAACAACCTGTGCTTCACTATCATCTTGAGAATGAGAAGCATTAAAAAATGTTGTTGTTTTAGTTACATTGTAATTACTTCCACTATCTACACTAAGATTCATTTTAAAATTAACACTACTACCACTTGGGTGCATATTAATAAATTTAAATAAATAAACAGGGTATGTATTATCTAGCACCACACCAGAAGCACCATCTACAAATGACAGTGTAGAACTAGAACTAGCAGTTAAAGTTTTAATAAGTGTCATGCTACCTTCAGCAGCAGTCTCAAAACCATTAGCACTAGAATTAAATGCAAGACCTTTACTAGCTGCAGTTGTTAGATCAAAACTATTATAATTAAATTTTGTAAGGGCCATTATGATACTCCATACATTTTAAATGTTCCTGCATCTATATTGCCACTTTCAAATTTAAATCTTACTCTTGTTAATGCTGTTGTTGTATTCACATAACCAGCTATAAAATTATTCATAGCATAATTTCCAGAATGAGCATTATGAGTTTGTGCAATAAAATGTTTTACAAAAGTTGTATCACTAGGATTAAATAGATGTAAAATTCCTGTACAAGATTGATCGTTATCGTTTCCAGATCCTTCTGTTAATCTTTGAAAACTTGAACCTTGTGCTTGATCTCCTGTTGTTCTATACATTAAATAAGTATTTGAATCAGACTCATCATGCTGTGCATTAAAAAATGTAGATGTAATTGTTTGGTTATAAGATGTATTAGTTCCTGTATCTACTTGAAAAGCAAATGCTTGATCATCTGTAGCTGGGTGAACATCATAAAATTTAAACACATACTCTTTATAAGTAGAATCTATATTACTAGTAAAATCTACAGTTCCTGCTGCAGAAGATAAAGTTTGAGTTTCTAGTAACACCAAACTCCCACCAATATCACCTGTCTCTAGACCATTGTTGCCTGAATTAAACTTAATCGCCTTGCTTGCAGCAGGCGTTACATTCATGCTATTGAAGTTGACCTTAGAGAGTGCCATGGGTTACTCCTTTGGATACTTATCTTTAACTGCCTTAATAGTAGTTTTCCAACCATCTATACCATTGTGATATATGTCATCGAGCTGGTCTTTTATACTAGGATATTCTGCTGCTCTATCTCTTTGATATTTGTTATTATCATATTCAGTTTGCAACTCTGCCATCTTAGCTTCTATATCAGCTTTAGCAATAGGTGTTGTTCCATTGTGCCATGTAATATCATTAACATCATTTCCACCAACACTTACTTCTGCATTAGGATTAATTTTTAAAATTGCTTTAATTACATCTGTCATATTATGCTAATACCTCCAGTAATGTTACTCTGCTAAAATGAGTTGTTGATGACCAACTTGTTTCTACAGTCATGGATGAACTACGAGCTTTTATTTGAAATTTTATTTTTACTTCACTTGTTGTACTAGGAGAATAAAGTTGTATTGGAACATATTGATTATCTTGTAATATACCACTACCTCCGTAATCATACGCACCAAAATCAGTTGCTACATCAATATCTGCATAACTACCACTTCCAATTTTAGACATCATCTTAATACTACCTCTTGCCTCATTACTACTTGTATTATAATTTCTAATATAAACAGATGGTAAAATTAAAATTTTAGATGAAGTTGCTGTCGGAGTAATAGCTGTTTCCCAAGTTGTGCCGCTAGCTGATAAAACATCTGTATATGAAGTTGAAGATGAACTTACGTTATATGCGTTATTTGTGCCAGTTACTGCTTGACCAATTTTACCAAAAGAAACAGCATCTGCTATTTTTGCTGCAGTTATTGCATCATCAGAAATCATAGCTGTTGTAATACTATTAGTTGCAGGTGTTACAGTTTGTAATGCTCTTCCTAGAAATATACAGTACATCGTATCTGTCGAAGCCGTAGCCGCAGATAGTGTTAACGCTGTACCTGTAGCCGTATATGCTTTACCAGATCCAGGTTGTTGTCTTACGTTATTTACAAATAACGCTAATTCATTTTCATTAGCTACAGCATGATCTAGAGTATAGGAGGTCGTAGCACTCGTAGAAAATTCTTGAGTAGCGAATGAAGTAAACTTCTCTGCAGGTTGAATACCAATATAGGCCATCTTATGTGATCTCCATTATAGATAGTGTGCCTGATAGTTTATCAGCTACTGAACAATCAATTTTTATTTCGTCAGTTGCTTCTAATACTACCTTACCCCCAGACAATAACTCGAGTGAAGTTCCTGCTGGGATGCTCACATCTTTGGCTAAGAATGAAGTACCATTTGAAACATTATTAGCACCACCTCTACTGCCTGTATCACTAACTAATTCTACTTCTGCAGTTACTGCAGTTGTATGAATGTTAGTAAGAATCAAGCCTAGAACAACTGTAGTTGTACTTCCTGCACAAGTGTACATTTTGTACGCTGTGCCTGCTGAAGCTGGTTCTGCTGCAAATGTTACTACCTTAAACGTATTTGCCATTTATTTCCTCCTATTTACTTATATATATTATATCGTTAATTTGTTAAAAGTCAATGATTATTTATCCAAGAGCAATTGCTAAAGCTGTTGGATCATCTATATTTGCTTGTACTAAAGTTACTACTCTAGATAAAGCAGCTTTTCTATTTGTACCACCAGCACCATCATCAACTATAATTAAATCTGATGTAGTTAAACCTGCACCTATATCTGTACCACCATCAATATCTATACTACTTAATGGTAAAGCTGATATTACAAAGTCTAATGTATTATCTGAATCATCATAAGTTACAGCAATACCTGTCTCTGTATTAGATCCTACCATTGCCCCAACAGTATCTGATATAGTTTCTGCTAAAGTTGTACCATTAATTGTAATAGCATCTGCCTCTAGTGTACCATCAATATCTGCATCACCACTAATATCTAATGATCCTGCATCTAATTCTCCAGATAAAGTAATATTTCTAAATCCAGTATAATCTTTATTACTATCTAAAATAACTGCCTTACTAGCTATTGCAGTTCCAACAGCTGTACTACCTAAATCTAAAGCATTTAATTCTCCAACAACAGCAGTAATACCATCCAAAACATTTAATTCTGTTGCAGTAGAAGTTACTGCTACATCCTCATTTATTTTAGGAGATGTTAAAGTTTTATTAGTTAATGTATCTGTAGATACAAGAGATACTAGTGTTGAACTAGAACCTGCAGGAAGGGTAAGTGTATTTGTAACACCTGCACTGTGTGGTTGAGCTATTACAATCTGTCCGTGTGAATTAGATTCACAATTAAATTGTATAGCACCTGAATTTGTATTACCTCTAACTGTTACATGACCTGTACCATTTGGTGCTAATTCTAAATCTGCGTTTGAAGTAGTAACAATATCTGCACCATTCATATCAAGATTACCACCTAATTGAGGTGTAGTATCTTCTACAACATTAGATAAAGCTGAAGATGTAGCTAATCCTGCTACAATAGTTGATCTTGAAATTTTTTTAAGTCCACCACCTGAAGTGTCTACTGCTATAAAAACATCATCATTTGCAACTGTAGATATTTCAGACAAACTTCCTGCAGCAATTGAATTAAAGTTTGTACCATCTGCAACTAAAATATTACCTGCAGTATTTGTACCCATAGTAATATCATCACCTGATACTGTAAGATCTCCAGATATAGTTAGATTTCTAAGTCCAGTTAAGTCTTTATTAGAATCTACTATTACTGCTTTAGATGCACTTACAGTTCCTGCTGTAATACCATCAACTAAATTTAATTCTGCTGCTGTTGATGTAACTCCATCTAATATATTTAACTCAGCAGTTGTGGATGTTACCCCATCCATAATATTTAATTCTGCCGCTGTTGAGGTTACACCATCAAGAATATTAAGTTCTGCCGCAGTAGAAGTTACGCCATCTAATATATTAAGCTCTGCTGCTGTAGAAGTTACACCATCTAATATGTTTAACTCTGCTGCAGTTGATGTAATAGCTGTGCCATTAAAATTAATAGCATCAACGTGTGCTGTGCCATCTACATATAAATCTTTAAACTCAAGAGAGGAAGTTCCTAGGTCTATGTCATTATCTGTGATAGGTACTATAGCACCATCTTGTATTCTTAACTGCTGTACAGCAGCTGAAGATACTTCTACATAAAATTCTAAATGATTATTACTTGTATCTACAAGTATTTTATTTAAAGCATCACTATCTCTAAGAGTAGTTACAGGTCCACCATCACCTGCAGTGCCATCGTGTGTATGACCTGTAGATGCGTTAAATGCTGCTAATAACTGATTAAACTCATCATTAGAATGAGCTGCATTTATAGTATCACCTGATGTATATGTTGCTTGTCGTGCTGAATAGCCTGCCATTATCTTCTTCCTCCTGGGGTAAATTCTAGTTGAAATCCTTTTATTGAAAAGGCATCTGAACTACTTTGATCATCTATCTTTAATGCAACTGCAAATCCTGATCCCTCTACTGATTGTCTAATCAAAGGTATACCTGATGCATCATATGTTGCGTTATTGTATTGGGCAACTCCATAAACCGCTGCACCTCCACCTGATGTTATTGATATTTTATCTGGTTGAGGGGTGTTCTGATCATCATAATCATATCTAATTGCTAGATCTGCTGTTACAGCTGTACCCTCTCCTTCATAGTTTAAGTTAACTCTCTGCATGTATTTTCTAACACCTGGATCACCCATTACCATATCTGGTGATCTAAATACTGCTAGTATTGTTTCATTAGTAGATCCATTAGCAAAAGTATTACCAGTTTCCATTTTATAAATAAAACCATCAAAACCTCCAAACACCTGTGTCTCTACACCACTAATAAAATCTGAATCTGTACATGCAGGCTTAATGCCTACCATATCTGAATATTCAAAACCAATACTACTTGTATTAGGATTAGTTTTCAATACACCTATAATTCCTTTTGATGAACCTTGTGATCCACCAGTTGTAGGATAAAATAGTCTATACTGTGATTTATCTCTAATAACTAATGATGATATTCTATTTAATCCTATATCATCAATTCTAGACTGTATCTGTCTAGATATAGATCCTAGTTCAACGTCACCAATTCTAGCCGTACCAGCAATAGTTCTAAGGCCATCTGGTGCTAAGAATATAACATCACCACCAATCTCTTGAATACTACCACCATCTCTACATCCAATGTTTCTTGTAACTTCTTGTACTGCAAAATTACTAGATGTTGTTCCAGTT